TTAACCGGCGGCTAGCTTAGCGAAGTAGGACAGGGTATCTTCCTCACCCGGATCCTGATCGGCAGAAGTAAATGATGAAACCTCTTCTGTAGGTACATCAGCGTCTTCTGCCCGGAATTCGCGTGGTGCCTCTTCGACGCCCAGCTGGGTCTCCTCTCGGATAGTTGTAGAACCACCATTAACAGTATTACCCAATACGGTCATTAGACGAGTGTTAAGTTCGTCATATGATTTGTATTGACCTGGGTCGGTAAACTCCCGAAGATCGTACAGCTTATTATAGACCTTTTCCAGTTCTGCGTCATCATCCGAAATAGCACGCGATGAAGTAAACTCGGACTTGTCATAATTCACCCAACCATCTACTACACGAGCTTTCAGCTTAAAGTCTGCACCGGTCCAGAAGTCAAAAGGATTCATAGGCTCTTCATCTTGGAATTCTGGCTGCATTGCATCCATAATCTTATCAAAGATCTTTTTGCCGAATTGATAGATCATGATCTTACCCTCGTTCTGAGGATTAGCTGGATCACTGATCACCATCACATTAGCAACGTGATGTAGTCGACGTTTCTGTTTGCGGGCTTTATCCTTATCTGATTCGATGCCAGAGTTCCACAAACGACCATTTAACTGACCTACTGGATCCTCTTGACCGATTGAGGTAAGGGATCTCTCAATGTACCATTGACCTGTTGGGCCCTGGAATCCGTGGTCCCAATAACGGTTCCATGGAAGATCGTTACCCTCGGCTGCAGGAAGGAAGCGAAGGACCGCATAACCATTACCCTGTTTATCACGCTGAAGTTTCCAGATACGATCATCATTATAATTCTTCTTCTCACCACCAACGGCTTCAGCAGCTGCAGTGAGTTTTCCGATTGCGCTCTTACGGCGCTGTTTTAGTTCTGCGAATGACATATTTTAGTTCTCCGTATTTTAAGATATGTACTGTATTATACAATATATTTTGAGGTTTGTAAATAACAAAATTACTCAAAGTTCAAAGTATTCTGTCGAGGTAAAAAGTTTAAACTAATTGCCTCACCTTCGAGTTTGCCTTTGATCATCGGGGAAATAAATTTCTTTACATCCTCGGGCTCAATGGACTCCGATTCGCACACGTATGCTACTGCATCGATGTACGTCATATTCTTTTTGAAAACCGCATCTTCTACCAGGCCGGTAAAAGTTGTTCGGTTCATAAACTGCTGTTCGATCATTTATCAAATACCTTCAAGATTACAGTATGCTTATTTATACGCCCAGTAAAGGACGCTGGCTTAGTGGTAAGTTTCTTCCACTCCTTATCAATTTGCAAAGGGGTCTTCGATAGTACGATAGGTAAGAACTCCATGGGTTTACGAAGTCGTGTTGCTCTCGAAGCGCCCATGTCGATGTTCTTGATAGTAGTACCAGAGATCTCTAGGCCTCTCCCTGAGTTGGTTTTAAGTTCGATGATATATCGTTCTTTCTCATTGAAGAGGAATACCCGTTCCGATCCGACCACCCTCACTGGATGGATAGAAGTAACTTTATACTCGTTTGACTCTTTTAGGTATACGACCTTTTCGATCTGCTTCTCGGCAGATTTAGGCGTCTTAATGGTAGCCTTGCGAGTAGCTTTCTTTGATTCCATATAACGTTCAGCATCGTCCATCATATTCTGTACGTATGCGAGTAGGGCTTTTCTCTCCTTTACCTTTAAGTGGGAATAGCCTTCGACGAGATCCGGATCAGGTTTCTTTCCATTTAGTTCCAGAAGCTCATCCCGAAGGGGAATGTAATGATCATACGTCGCCCGAGCAATATTTGAAGCAGCGTTCATGATTTTAAGCTTATCGTACACTGACCATTCGGGATTTTGAGTATCAAGTGCATACTCACATTCCCCAATGAACTCCGAAGTTTTTTCACGGATAATCTCCATGGGGGATTTAGATATTTTCTTGGGCTTTTTGGCTTCTTCTATATCTCGTTCCGCCTTGGTCTCACACGCCTCACGGATACGATTGATGAAAAACGCCTGTACCCTTTCGAAGTCCCAACCTTCTGGAAGTTCTTCGTTGTGCCCGCGCCATGTAAGAAGACCAACAAAAGCATATGATGTGCCATATACCCACTCAGGCCCGCTTAAAAGAAAATCACGTTCCTTCTTGTTGCCTTTATATAGCTCCTTAATGTGGGCTTTGGCACAATACGCAACATCCTTCCGATCAACCTCGAGACGAATATATTCATAGAAATAATGCCATCCCCAGGAAACCATAGCGGCTTGGAGCCCGGTCCGTGCACGACGACTGAAGACCTTTTTGACCTTTTTGCGTTTGCCAGATTGTTTTTTAGCTACTGCCATAATATCTCCTACTCGGATTCATTATCTTCGTCAAGTTTCTCCAGACATACTTCGCCATCTTCTATGTAAGATTTAATGTAACCTTTGCTGATAAGGTAGACGATAGTCGAATCGATGATCGCGGCATGATCGGACGCTCCCTTACGAGTACCGATCGTATATGAAAGGTACGCCACGGCCGACATGATACCAGCCAGCAAAAGCGGAGATACCTCGAGGTATTCGATCATACTAATATCCTAAACTATTTCAATGATTGAAGCGATCCGGAATGATCGCCAACCCTCTGCTTCTACATCCCACACTGCACAAACTTCATTGTTCTGATCTCGGGCAACATACTCTTCGATGTCAACTTGCTCGGGTAGGTGTGATTTCATTAGTGTGCATTTCATGGTCCGCTCAGTACCATCTACTTTCGTAAACTTAACTGTTCGAATACCTTCTTTAAGCATGTCTGCAATTTGTCGTTTATTTAGATCTGACATATTTTATCCCCAATCATTATCAAAGCGAGTTGTTTCGTACATAACTTCGCCATAGTACTCTTTAGCGTACTTCGAAGCGTCGGTCCAATGGTTCCAGTTAGTCCCATCGGGTGTGCTCATGAAGTCTCGTTTAACCTTTTCCCTTTCAGGTGAATCGACGTACCGAGCAGCGCGCCTAGAAGAGGCTTTAACCTTTTTCTTCATATTGGTACGAGCGTTGTATTTAGGAGCAAGTGATGCGATAAGCGCAAGGCGTTCGTCTTTAGTCATATTAAGTCCTCTGGTCAAGAAACTGTTTCCAGTCTTGTTTTTCAAAAAAGTATGGGTCGTAGTTTAACATATCGGCAGTGGCTTTGGCCTCCGCCTCGGTGCGACATATTGTTTTAAGAATATTCACACCGACGTATACTGCCCAAAGCTGTTCGCCCTTTCGCCAAAATTCGCGATAGGTAAAATCTTTATGTTGTTTCATGCTGCTTCCAATTCCAATCCATATTCTGGTTCAACTTTAGCAAAGCCGAAGGCATCGACCATATAGAATTCTTCAGTTTCATCGTTGTAGAAGATGTCGCCTACTGACGTCGAGGAGACACTAGGAACGAACTGTTCAACGAAGTGTTGGACGGTTGAGTTGTTTCCGATGCCAGGAACACCAAATTGAGTATATTCAAACGCGGTGTCGAGATCCAATACGTCGATCGACATGGTCTTAGTATAGAACCGGAAGTTTTCAGGTTTAAATCCCTCACTTCCGAACATAACATCCAACCGGGCTTTTTGAGCTGGAACCGAATCGTGGCCATGCTTATTGACCTGATCAATTTGATCATCAGTAAGCTGGATCTGGTAGATTGAAATTGTCATCGTTATCTCCTTGGTTACACTACTAATATAAGCCTTTTCGACTCATTTGTAAACCCCCCCTAATGAACTTTTTTCAAAAAAAGTTACTTTTTCCAGAAAGGGGACCATTTGTACTCTTCAGGCTCACCACTTCTCTCCGCTTCTCGTGTTTCAAGAATGAGTAAAATGATTGCCCATAAAAATACGAGAATCCCAGCACCCGTAACGACGGTTGAGATTGTAAGCACAACAACGTAGAGCCAGATCCACCCAAAAACATAGCAGGGCGCAAGGCCCACTACAGCGAATAGAGCAAGGCACCAAACAAGGGTTTTCATAGCCTTTACTTCAAGAAGTGACATATTACTGATCATTCTTTCCCTCCTTTGTTTGTTTGGTTGATTGGTGTAGGTCAGTCATTATGCATCTCTTTTGGGTCACCCTGCCATCTTCCAAATGATACAACACCCTGAGAAACAAGAGCTCTCTCAGAAACCAATGCATTGCCATAAACATGTGCATTGCCATAAACATAGCCATAAACCTGTGCATCGCCAGAAACACGTGCATTGCCAGCAACAGTAGCATTTATCCTACCATGAACAAAAGCGTTGCCAGAAACCTGTGCATCGCGAAAAACCTGTGCATTGCCAGAAACCTGTGCATTACCAGAAACCTGTGCATTACCATAAACATATGCATTGCCAAAAACACGAGCATTGTCATAAATCCAACTCGATCCGGTATGGGACAGGTTCTTTTCCCCTTGGACATATCCACCAAGATCACCCGCTTTCACTTTACCGGGAATATCGACTAATGCTCTAATTCGATATAATATCTCAAGCCTCGTGACACCGAAACAGTTTACTGTTTCATCTGTTAGTTCATACTTTTTCACTGGGGTGATGTCTTCTTTGACGATCATATCAGTATCTCCTTGGTTACACTACTAATATAAGCCTTTTCGACTCATTTGTAAACCCCCTCTAGATGAAAAAATGCATTTTTTTCGAATTTTTATGTTACAGTTTACCTTCTTTCTGTTCAGCATCAGCCTTGTTGTCAAGTGCCGCGGGGTCGTCTGGATTTGCCGAGTTCTCACGTTCCTCCCTCAACATACGGAGGATCCACTCATGATAACGTTCTTGTGGTTCAGTCATCACGCTCACCCACACCCCAGTCTGTAACCACTGGGAAACGAGGTATTCCGTCGGGTGTTGGGGTAAAGTATCGACAAGTTGCCCAGTCTGGGGTAATACTGCTTTCCAGTAATTCCTTTAATATGGACTGGGTACCTCGCACGTTCGAACCGAATTCCCTACCATCAGGAAGCTCTAAAACAAACCGCTTAATGTATCCAGCCCAGTTACCCACGCCTTCCTCAACGCGCAACACTTTAAATTCTGCGTCAAGAAACTCTTTGCGTTTTAAAAGGTTCTTAGATCGTTTATTTACTTCGTATAGTGATCCGGGTATACGAACCATTTGACCCTCATATCCCTCCTCGAGCCACAAACCATATAGATCATCAAGGGCTTTTATATCGTCACATGAGATCGAAGGCACCCTGATAACGGCCGGATCGTCAGAGAGGTGAATGAGCCGGACCATTCGATCCTCTAATCCTTGATCGGTATAGCAATCGTATACGTGATATTCGACCGCCCCCATACACTCGTCAATATCAGCCTTGGTTGGCTTCGTCTTGCGAATCAAGGACGAGAGCTTATTAAAGTCATTACGAAGGTCGTGATTATATAACTCCCCGTCTAGAATTGCATCAGGGTTCGTCGAAAAGAATTCTTTTAATGCGTTTGATATATGTGGTACTGACACAAGCTCTTTCCCGGCCCGGGTCCAAAGACCGTCGGCCCGTGCAATACATCGGATGCCGTCAAGCTTGGGTTGGGCTACAACCGGAAACTGTATATCCTTTACCTTCGAATACTCATATGCCAACATAGGCTTAAATTTAGTAAACGTATCAATCTTATTGACGTCTTCGAAGTAGCCAGTATCACATTTCTTCTTGGCGGCCGCTTCCGCTTCGAAACGGGCTTGTTCGCCCGCGGTCGTAGCATTTGCACGTCCGACGTTCTTCGGCTCTACTACTTTCCAACCGGATTGAACCTTTGCACCATCTTGTAGGCCTGAGATCGCTCGCCATGCATAGGATTCTCCATCACTCCCGATCTCATAATACCACTTGCGGATGCCGCCTGTTCGATCACGTTTATAGAGATTAGTGCCTTTACGGATGAGTCGGATATTGAGTGTCTTCAACGAACTCTCCATCTTTCACAGAAAACCATTTAGTTGGGTTCTCATGAATTGCCCCGATCGTGCGGAAGTATGCCCGTCCGCCGTCGATTGATACGTTACCGACAGTATAGAAATCGTGACGGTGTTGACTATAATGACAGTATTCACCGACCTCTTTCATACCGAATTCGGCCGATTCGATCTTATCTGCGTTAGCGATCATTAAGTCATCGCCAGACATGTATAATCCGAAGTATCGATTACCGAACATTGGATGAGGCGTATCGCGATAGAAGATATCCATCGCTTGAGCCTCTTGGTCTAATGCAGAGGTGCATACATATTTGACTGGAATCCCATCTTTTTTCGCATAGATCGAGCAGACCTTATCGGTATCGAACAACGGTCGATGTGCAATATTATTCATAATATATCCATTCAATTGTTTACGTAGTATATCATACCATATAACATACCCATTGTAAACCCCTTTCATCATAAATATTCATCATAAATAAAGATATCGAGCAATATCCGGGGTAAATTTTATGTCTCCTAAAACATTACAATCCAATTCAATATACGCACAATATGATACTGACGGGGACGGGGTTGTCACCGATGAAGAAATGGAACAGGCGGAACGTATTATCCGAATGGAGAATGAAGATGCCAAGCAAGATGCGCAAAGACGAATGGCGTGGTTCGCGCTTTTTGGTATGCTACTCTATCCCGTAGCAATCATAATCGTCTCTATCTTCAAAATTCCGACCGCCGGACAGATTCTGGGAGATATGGCACCAACTTACTTCGTATCAGTAGCAGCCATTGTAGCGGCCTTCTACGGCGCTCAAGCATACTCAGGAAAGAAAAAGGATGGAAAAGATGGGAAATGAACCAGAGAAAATAATCGATCAACCCCCAGGAAAACTGGAGTTATCATTACGGGTATTAGGTAATGAATTGATCGGTATCAAGATGATGGTTGATGATATGAAAATGAAATGGGTCGTAGTAGGCGTGGGAGCGGTATCTGCAGCTCTTTGGGCTATTGCAACATTCGCTCCAGCTATATCATCAGTTCTTTCGACTTCCCCTTAAGATCGATAGATCTCTAATAAGTGAGTCTCAAACTCCTCAACCTTCTTGAGACGATCCGGCCAAAGGATATAGGCCTTTTCTGGATTCTTTTTAAGATTGTTTAATAGAGGCACAACAGCATTATATAGTGCATCAAGCTTATCCTGGGCCTTATCAGCCTTGGTCTCTTCATCCTTGGCTGTAGCTCCAAGCGCCTGAACCGCTTCTAATTCAGATTCATCAACGCAAGTAAAGCCGAAATCGAACATATCGGTCATGTGACCTCCCCATTATTCGTATTTATTATAATCAGATCATCAACAATATCACATATAAAAGCTACATCGGCTTCATTCATTGGTGGTAGTTCAGCCTGATACACCCCATCCAGGACGTGATTCTCGATGTTTTCCCTATCGCATTTACCAGAAGTAATTGGTCGGTGGAAATCATTACGAATCACATCGAAAGCGATATGCCCCAGCCGCTCGGCAGAATTCCAGCATTCTTGATCCATTAAGGTATTCTCCTAATTGAAAGTAATCGATGGGCAGGGTACAGTTTAAGACCCACCCTGTCATCCTGATTTCCGCCCAATAGTACCAAATAATCGACGTCATCGATGTTTATTTGATCGATATAGATACCGACATGGCCTTGCCAACTTACTGGCGGACGGCTTAATACTGCCAGATCTCCCATTTCGGGAATCTCAACCTCCTGCCCCCATTCTTGGAAACTTCTCGCGAGGTTAGAATCCGTGCCCTCAAGGCCAATGTCGACTAATATCGCATTGAGAAAGGTTGCGCACCAAGGTGTTTCTAGCGGGTTGAGTCCTAAAAGGTCTTCTAATTGATCTGTGTCATCTCTTTCATTTAATCCGATATATTGTACTGCTTCATGCAATATTCTCTGACCTTCAGAGTATCCCGCGTTAGCAGTTAGTAACCATATAAAGAAAGTCGTTAAATATCTCATACGGATATTTATGGATTTATAATTTTAGTGCCATAAAGCTCCGAAATATTTACCAAAGAGTCGGAACCCATTTTCTACCCTCTTATGGTATGCTTTGCATGCATCCCAATCCGTTTCGGCCGTATGATTAGGCCCCTTAACCATGGTGCTGGTATTATCATTATTTTTTCTCCACTGAAGGTCAGATTTCCCCGTGGTAAACTGGTTCTCCCAACCAGCGTTAGCCCCACCCTCGAGGCTTTCGAATGCGAAGATCATCTCATCAACAACCCAATCCCAACGCTCAAAGAACTTGTCATCCGTGGTGCCGTTTTTATTGTAGGCGTTCGCTTCTTTCCTTGTGGGTGATAGTCCTTTAGGTACATCATCGCGATCTACGTTCGGAGCGCCCCGCTTATTCGCCTTTAAGTGCTTAAGCATAGGTCGAATAATGTGACCCAGTGTAACATCCATGGACCAGGTATCCCATCGATCGATATGCACATCGACGGTCCGCTTCTTCTTACTATGTATCCATAATAGGAGCTTATACAACCAGGTTTTCGGACGGTCTTCCCATATAGTGTAGACCTCGCCTTCACCGGGTTCGGGTAGAACTTTACCAAAAGCAAGCCATTCCCCGAAATTGTGCACACAATCAGCGGGGGTAGTAATCCCATATTCGTCTTTCTTATCTGGTACCCAGAACATCAACGTTTCAGCCAGCTGATAGGGGCCATACCAATTTACATAAGGCCCCAGTTTAACCTTCATAGCTTATCTCCTGGTAGTGGTACGGACGGCGGGACTCGAACCCGCAAAACCAACATTTTAAGTGTTGTATGTATACCAGTTCCATCACGTCCGCATTTATTTGGCACAGGTGAGCGGAGACTGGTCCATGTTTGCAACCATCCAGCTCGTCACTTTAAGCACACTAACTCTAATGCACTCACCTGCTATGGACTACATGGTTTGGTTACCATCACGTCCGCTTTTGGTAGTTCCGTAGGGACTCGAACCCTATCTACAAGCGTTATGAGCGCTGCGTGCAACCATCACACCCCAGAACTAATTTGGCGTCCCCGGAAGGATTCGAACCCTCGACCCTATGCTTAGAAGGCACATGCTCTATCCTGCTGAGCTACGGAGACTTTTATTTTTTATTTGAAATTTTGTTTGATGAAGGTTAAGGAGTATTCAACGCCTTCATACTTGAAAGTGATAACTGAATAGTCATAGACTGTTTGGATCGTTGAATAGTATCTGGTAACATCTGTACATTTTTCAGTTAGATGTCCTGGCCCCAGCCTTGCTGCACGATCGGCTCCAATTATCCCACCAATCACTGCCCCGGCTGCGGCACCGTTGTCATCACCGGTAGCGCCTTTGCCAGCCAATCCGCCAAGTATCATTCCGAATAGAGCACCAGTTGCGGCGTCACCACCACCAGAGCGGACCATTACACATTCTTGACTCTCATAGGGTTGAACGCTTTCTATTTCAGTATAAACGTCTTGAATCCAGACATTCTTTACTGTGTTAGATCGAAAGCTTTCAGCTGCATTTGCAGTCGTCGCAGTTGTTATCGCAGCCACAGTTGCAATTGCAATTGCCGTTGCAGCCACACTCTTCTTCAAATTCGGCATAAGGTTGCTCTCCTTTGTATCCATTATCATACTCGAATGGATTCACTCCATTCCCAGATGTATCCATTCCATTTAGTCGGTTTTTCGTGGGACACGTTTTTATCGGCTTTAGCATCAGGTCTAATCCATCCTTGGAGGTTTTCTACGCAATCATCGCAGGGGTCATCAATTACATTAGCCATAGGAATTGCATCCTTGTCCGTTGTATTCGGCGAATTGGTATGCATCTATTTCCTCTATGATCTGGTCATAACGATTAATATCTACATATAGTTCTTTTAGAAGGACCTCAATATCACCAGCAGCTGCCAGCGAAGCCATTTCTCTGAGACGGGTGCTAATTTCCATAGCCCCCTGAATATCAAATCCATTCATAATGTATCCCCTTTCACCTTATCAATATAAGGCTTTTCGGGTCATTTGTAAACCCCCTAATTCAACTTTTTTCAGCTAATTTTCCGGGTATTTTTATTTATGACTTTTATCTCTACGTTGTCGGGAATATTGAGCTTAATATTGTTATGCTTATGGTAAAGAATAAACTTGGTATTCTTGAATTCTTTAAACATTTCATTCCAGACGGGACGCCAGTTGCCGGTCAGCCTTGCGTTATTACCTGTACTCCTATCTGAGCCTAAGTAGAAATCTGTACAGCTTCTTAGATCGAAATCGAAGATTGAGTCGAACCCATACATGTGGATCTCATCCGCCTTTAATTTCTTTGCAATATAATATACTCCCATATGTCCACAGTTAAAGTCGGTATAGTTTGCTACATATGGGGGTTTCTCTAAAAAGAATTCTTTAATCTGGCGAGCAAACTTAAGATAAAAGTTAGGTCGAGACTCACACCATTTCTTTGGTCTCATTCCAACGATCCACTCACCAGGCACTTGTAGCTCGCCTAGAGTGATCGCGTTCATCATCTTGAAGTCTACCATAAAAGTAGCCTTTGCGCCCGGTACGGGAAACGGTGGGAGGTTACAGGTGTACTTGTCCCCGGGAACGTTAGGATCGTACGTCATTGCTGATGTCGGGCCGTTACCAATAATATGAACAATCTTACTCATTTATCATCTCTCTAATCTTCTCATTACCTTTGCGTCCAGTCCAGTGCATAACTTTAATATTCTTTGGAGCAGTATTATCTATCAGATCAAGTCGTAACGTGTTATATTGTCTGGGTAGATCACTGATATGAATTACCCTTCTTAACCCATTCAACAGACTATGAAGAACCTGTTGGTCGCCATCCTGAGGATTAGTGTAACAAGCGGTTGCCCATTCACTTAAAATATCTGGTCGACCACCTTTATATGCTACTACCCCACTATTATGCCACGGTTCACCTCTGCGTGTGGACCAAGGTCGGTCTTCAACCATACCCAAAGTATTAGGCCCGACATTATCCCATATGTCTGAAATATCCGCCCGGATCTCACAATCAGTATCTAGCCAGCATACGTTTCTAGATAGCTTAGATGCTTCGTACATTGCACCCGGCTTTTTAAACCAACCCTTAAGTTCGGGTAAAAATGTATCAAAGTCGAAAACATATAAATGGGCGTCTGGCATATGTAAATAAAAATTCTTTTTAAACCATTCCAGTTGCCACCTAGTATTACTATCACATCCCGTAATGAATAGATTAGAGTATTTCATAAGCTTCCCCGTAATTATGTTTAGCAAAGCAACCATTTGGGTTCTGGATAGTAGTGAAATTATCCCGGGCAACTATTGGCCACGGATAATATTCTTGAAGGAATGGGAAATTTTCAATATTAAGAAAAGTATCCGTTGGACCCGCTGCCAGTTTAGCCTTTTTGATTAGGCGCTTTGCACCCCAAGGTGATATCTTATATGCATGTGCGCCCGGGAAATATGGTTTGCTGACCAGCGGACCAACACCCAAAGTCATGGGAATATTATATCTACCATAAGATGGTGCGCCATATGATATACACCCTTTGAATGGGATATCGGGAACATGCCCTTTAATTATTGCGTCGTGTTCTAGGATTAAGATATCTTCATTCGTTTCAACCGATTTCTCCCACAATGAGTAATGTGATAAGAAAGCTGACATGCAATTCAATCGGCGAGAATATATCTCGTTGAATTGGACAGTATTCAGAATCCCCAGCTTTTCCATAATTCGTTCTGGATCGTCTGCGGGCGTTGTCGCCCGATGCTTTTCAATAGTAAGACCAAAGGGTAGGCCAGATTTTATACAACGGTTTGCGGTTTGAACCGATTCTAACATACTTTCTATTGTAATCACATATGTCTTCATAGTGTAGTAGTGCTCCTAGTTCCCTGAACCCGAGTATAGTATTCCTTGGTTACCCCCATATTAGGGATTAGCTGTTTACACATAATTGCATCATTTGGCCAAAGTCCGTAGTCATCTACGGCTTTTATAAGAGCCTTTGCACCTCGTGGTTTAATTATATATGCAGAGTTCCCGGCCAGTCCTTGTGGTACCATCTTATCATCGATCCACGGCACTGGTACAATTCTTCCCTCGGATAATTGTACAGTTGAATGGAATTGAGCAGATCGCCGAGTTGCACCGATTGGATTGTTTATCCCGATGACGTCATACCTATACGAATCAGGATCAAAGTTAATCGGTCGATCGAAGATTGCATCATGCTCAAGAATTAAGACGGGGGAGTTGTGGACCAGAGTCATATGCCAAAGGGTATAATGACTAAGAGCAGCAGCGATTCTAGCTTTTTTATTTTTGGTGGGATATGCGGACTTCCTTAAGCCTGCTGTAATGGATACCTCCTGGCCGGTCCAAGGATAATCCCATTCGACACCAAATAGGGCAAGCTTCTCTTCAACTTCCTCTGGGACAATTGCATCGAAGCGATTAATCTTTAGTTCAGTGCTTGATTGTAATCTTTCAAAAGCCTTTTCAGAAACTGGATGATCTTTGATTACAATCGCGTAACTCAACATTTGTAATACTCCCTATACCAATTAACAAAGTTCCTTACTCCGGCTTTAACTGGGGTCGTCGGTCTATATCCTAGCTTTTGCAATTTACTCGTATCGCTCCAGGTCTCTTTGGCATCGGCCGGATGATGAGGTTGGAAATCATACTCGGCCTTACCGTTGCCAACATTGGATTCAATCTCTTGGATAAAATCCATTAGGTCTACCGGCTTCCCATATCCGATATTATAGATATTCCGTTCGGTCATATTCTGGGATACTAGATAAATCCCCTGAACGATATCATCGACATATGTGAAATCCCGCTTCATATTGCCGTTATTATATACCGTAATTGGCTCATTATTAATCATCTTTTCTGTGAATGTGAATAAAGCCATGTCAGGCCTACCCCATGGCCCATAGACAGTAAAGAACCTAAGACCGACAGTATTTGTAACCTTAGACACGTGGAACTGATGCTCATTAGTTGCCTTGGTGTATCCATAGGGGCTAAGATGATGCTCTGATATCATATCTTCAGTCCACGGGGTTGGGCACCCCTGCATCACACAAGAGGTTGAAGCGTAGATAACATTCTCTACCCCAACGGCTTCACATGCATTGATCAGATTTTGCGTCGCAACAATATTGTTATTAATATAAGCAATTGGTTCTTTTAATGACACCCGAATCCCGGCGGATGCTGCCAGGTGAATGACCAAATCCGGCTTAATCTCTTCTAAGAAATTACGAACCTCATTAGGTGCTAGTAGGTCCATATTGGGGGTTTGGATACCAACCTTCCTAAGTTCTGCAGCCCGATCATGCTTCAGATCTGGGTTATAGTAGGGATTATAATTATCAAAACCATATACCTCATGCCCCATTTCCGTGAATTTGAGGGCGGTGTGGTAACCAATAAAGCCCGCAAGGCCCGTGATTACTACTTTCATATTATAATCTCCCTATAACAGTATAGCCAACGTTATCGGTACAGTTCTCTATTAACACCCATCCATTTTGATCGCCCCAATTCTTTAAACAACGATATAGTGAATTATCAGCCTTCCCATTAATGATAGCGGTATCATGCGCGATAATGTATTTTCTAACCGTGGGACCATGAAGCTTTAGCTCCTCGATCATGTGATGCGGGTGATGGTACGAATCGATTACTAGCATATCGGAGTATCCCAATGACTCCAATTTTCGTCCATCCCCCTGAATAGTCACTAATTCAATATTATTCTCTTCTACATGTTTTTCAGCAAGTGGTCTAAGAAATTTGTTATATCGAGAAAGATCGATATCTACTAATTGTACTCGATCGAAGCCCGATAAAAGAGCTACCGATGCAGTGCCACCTTGATGTACGCCAATCTCCATGTAATTTTTACAATCGGCTTTCTTTGCATACTTGCGGATGGCGTCGTGAATGGCGCAGTAATTTTCACCGTGGGCTTCCTCCTGTTGTCGGCGGATTTCAGGATTGAACTCCTGAACAGAAGTTACATGTCCTAATTCGGAATTAATCATTTCGATGTCTCCAGTCCTGTACGGGGCGATTAACAATATCATAGATCATCGTATCATCCAAGATATCTCTAGGGCGGGTTTGGATGTGGACGAAGACGGTACCTTTTTTCCGATTATCGATAACACTGCGAGGGCGATTATCTCCGGTATAGTGGACTTGGGCATTCCATTTAAGATCAAGTTCCGTAAATGGTGTAATTCCCGAGAAAGCTACTGCTCCGAGGTAATTCTGATCAAGTTGATAAAACTTATTAAATCGATTCGTGGATTTATGATAAGCTTCGTATGTCAGCCAGTTCTTCCGGGCTGCAACCCTTGCCTCCCGTGTATATAGAACCACTCCCGAGTTATAGACTAACGGTCGATTCTTGGTATCCCGTGGTACCACAATGTCCCACTTCTTTTCCAGGAGATTCGCCCATTCCTTATCATTACGAGTGTTGATAGCTGATGGGGATTTTTCACGTAGGGATGGCTGCAGTATTTCCTGAACCATACCAATACCATCCACTGGCACATCAAAGATATTATCAGTTACGTCTTCGACCGTAAAGATATCCATATCAAGGAATAGTACCTTATCATATGCATCGAATTCCCGATCATAAACTGGTCGAAGACAATTCAGATAATTGGAATTAGGGCCTTTAAAGAAGGGCTCATTAATATCGCATCGATACTCGGCCCCAATGTTCTTTGCATATTCTTCTATTACTTGTCTAGAAGCATTGGCATAATAAGGTAACCTACCGTTCCAGAATTGATATATTAGATTACGCATTTCTTAACTAGATCCCTATAGATTTCCAACTTGGTTGCCTTTGGTCCCGTCAGTGTCCACTTGGGTCGGATATGGATAATGTTTCCATTAATGGGATCATCAAAACTGTTCATGTCCCATTCCTCGCCACCACAATCTCCCGAGAAGTAGGTCTCATCGTCTACCGGAATTTTAGCCTTCCATGCAAGGTAATGCATGATGCTTTCATCCCTTAGCATCCGATCCATTTCAATTAACTTACCTATATCAGGTATTACTGCCCGCAACTTCTGTCGAGTTTTTCTATCGAACTTATATACCGCGCCACCCCAATAAGGTGCGTCTTTATTGGCAAAGTCTGGATATCGGTAGCTAATACGGCTTAGCAATTTAGCTTGTATTTTAGTATGTCGGCCCATTCCAGTTGCATCAAAAATGTTCTTAGAGGTTCTGGCAAACATATCCGCATCGAGCATCACCACATTATCATAATCATCGAATTGCTCGTCAAGAATTGCAAGCTTCTGACATTGGGGAGACAGGCTCGCATTAAATACTGGGCCTCGGAGTAACTTATAGTCGTTCCAATTGAGGTCCGCATATTCCTCGATATTCTCAATAGATAATCGGGCCAGTGGATCTATATCCCCGCTATAATGCTGTAGGATAAGGTTCTTCATTCTATTGCGCTCATTAGGTCAGCTACATTCTCGCCTCGATTAGGTAGCTTATCCTTAAGGAAGAAGTGGACAAAGTGACAATGTTTAATCTTCCTATTGGCCGTATAGAGCCCGTTCCACTTCCAATGCATTCTTTGGATGTTCATTTTTTCTTTGCGGATCCACCAATTTAACAGGGTTTGGTCGGTACTCCATTTCCAGGGACCTACCCCGTCAATAAACGGTTTGAACTCGGGTCGATCGAGGAACTCCTTGGGACTCTGACCTTTCAGATATTTTGTAATAGATTTATTCATTACCATTACCCCCATATTCATAAACTCATAACCTAAATGATTAGGCTCAAAGTTTACCTTTGGGTGTAGAGTGCTGTACTGCATCCTAGAGTAGTTTAAGATCTTCCCCTTGTATTGATCAGTAATGGGCATATCTCTTTCAACAACAGCAGCAAAGTCCGTTTTCGGTTTCACGCTGATTGTGTCAAATATGTTAGGCGCGGTATCCCGAATCCAAATATCAGAATCAATAATGGCAATTTGATCGTACTCCGGGAAGTACGCAAGGGCATTCTCTTTCTCGTAAATTGGAAGGGGTAGAGCTCTGGCCTGACATTCCGCAGATCGATTCGAAGTGAAAGGGTCAGGTCGAATACATAGACTCGGCGTGGTCTGTTTAATATAGTCAATACCGTACTTTTTACAGTATTCTTCTACTGACGCCGTACAATGCTGATACAGCTTCGAAGGAGCTCCTACGGATACCTGATAGATCAGTCGTTTCATTTGGTCTCATCCAGAATACTTTTAGCAATATCCATTGCTTCATTAAATTTTGGGCGGAACCGGTTCTTTCGTGGTCCGTCCGCGACAAAGTACCTTAGTGATTCAATTGTACCGGATCGATCTACCCCCACAAAATTACGAGCGTATTCTTCCCATTGACTTCTAAGGTTTAATAATTCGAAGAAACTAATTCGTAGATCTCCTTCCAGTTCTTAACCAATTGGTGATCGGTATTATCCATATTATGCCCATGCTCCATTAGAATAGAATTAAGACCCATTTCACTACCTAGGTCGCAGTTTTCGACTTTATCTTCAACCCAAAAATATCCACTATCTTGATAAGGCTGAAGCGCTTCGTCTTTATCGGCGCCAGTATCACAGAAGATGAACTTCTCGAAAGCAGTCTCACCAAATAGTTTCTTTGTGTTTTGTATCCGCAGAGTCTGAGCGGATGGCTCTAGGGATAGTGAGGTAATCATATGAAAGACATAGCCGAATTTCCGGTGGAGTAGATCAATGTAGTACATAGCATCCCGAAGAGGCGGGAGGAATCCAATAGCCGAAGATTCATTAAAGTGTTTAATCAGCCGAGACATTTCGGATTTCGGCATCTTATACCGTTCGGACATATCGTAAATCAATCCGGCTTCACCATCAGCAGAATACCCATGCCGAGCCATCCAGGTGTTAAAGGCATATTCCCAATTTAGTAGTACACCATCGCAATCGGTTAGGATTACTTTATTATAATCACACATTATATATCTCCATCAATTCATCCAAACACTGCCCATAAAATTACAAGTATGGAAATCCAGCCAAAAATGCCTATTCCATTATCGCCTATATGGCCTCGTGCCTTGGCACAATCATAACAGTATCTATATTTGGCAGGAATTCGTTTAGTGCAAAAGAAAGCGTCACATGTTTTTTTACTCATTACCAACCTCCCAGACTTTGAAGCCCTCTTCGGTAAACCAGACGCCCCCGTCAGGATCGTCGCGACCAGCAGGGTACGAATCGATCAAACCTTTCTGAGCCAGCGAAGCCATAACACCACCAAGGGCTTTTTCACTGATACCCAGTTCTGCTGCCCGTTCATCGGCCCAATTATAGGTGTTAACCTCGATGTAACTTTCAGGACGCGAACCGTTAGAAGTGTTCATCTCGCAGTATGCGATCAGGTCCATATATTCGCGTTCCAGTTTAGTAAGATTTGGCGTGAAATCAGTAGAGGTCTGCATGATCGATTCCTTTATCTCTTTTGGTTACACTACTAATATAAGCCTTTTCGACTCATTTGTAAACCCCCTTTTTATATTTTTTTCGAATTTTTTAAATAGTCCTTACATTTCATCTTGCAACACCCTTTCAGTATTCATTTGGGACGCCGGGTTATAATGTTTCTCCTCTCGGGTCTTCGCCGCTGGAACGGGAGCCATTCGCTTATCTCGTTCTAGGGATTTTTTCTTCTGTCTACCCTTTTTCTTATTGCGTACATCGAACCTAGTGAATTTTGTCATTAGAAAGTTCCTTGACCGTAATTACCTATATTATCTTCTTCAATTGTAGTTGCTAATTCCTGATATCCACCGATGTATCGATGATGCCAATATATTTGAGGTATCGTTTTAACATCTGGAAGTTTAAGCTTAAGCTCTTCTTTATATTCCGGGTCATCCACATTTCGCCATTCATACCCTATTCCATAGTCTTGACAAAGCTCTTTTGCTTTTTTACAAAAGGAACACCATTCCGCTCCATAGATTATAACCATCTACCCTCTCCTATAGATCTAACATTTCCTTCGTCATGATATAATCTCTTACAAAATCTGAACGAACAATATCTATCCATCCGAATTCAACTAACCGGAAAGATCTCATAGTTTCGATGATCGAAAGGAATTTCATAATCCCCTCCTTTTCATCATCATATTTAAAATCAGACTGCTTATGATCGCCACAGAATATGATCTTACAATCATTCCCGATACGAGTAATAATCGAATCCAATTCATGGAAATTCATATTCTGCATCTCATCAACGATGATGATAGTCTGATCAAATGTAGCGCCGCGGATATAAGAAGTAGTTTCGAATCTAACCTTATTAGCGGATATTAGTTTATTATATGCGCCTCTATAGCCAAAGATCTCATCGCAAAGATTCTGATATGGTAATTGATATGGTTCTTCTTTTTCTTCCTTGGCTCCGGGGAGGTGTCCTGCATCACGAGTCGGAACAACAGATCTAACTATCATTATGCTTCTATAGACATCGAGATTGTCGAAAAGCTCTTTGAGCGCAAGATTTAAGGCCATATAGGTTTTACCCGTACCGGCACTCCCAACTAAAGCCAGGTTATGACCATTCTCCCAGCCTTTGACAGCTAACTCCTGGTTCTCCGTAACTGGCGTAAATTCATCAATTTCCCAGGGCACAATGTGCGCCGCATTACTTTTTTTCATCCGAGGTATATCAATCTTTAATTGTATGTTCTTTAGATGCCCCGGATTTCACCCGGCCTAATACTTCTTTCCAGCCATCACTTGTTTTTGACAGGAGACTTCCTTGTCCGCTTACTATTCTTGGAGCGGTTGTTATGATTTGCATCCATCCCGGGTTGTTTTTTAGCCACTCTTCTCTTTCGCTTATTTTGAGAATCATGTTTTGGGTCTCCCCGGTCTCTTTGTTCTTCATGGTATATTGCGGCATGTTTTTTCCATTTTAACCAGTTTTCTTCTATATTGTGCCGAGAGGTGGTTCTCCATTCCTTCGACAGACTTGACCATAATTGTATATATGATGATTTCCCGGAAGGGGAGGACACTAATCTTTTTTTAGTGTCACCATATGCTATTTCCTCGAGAACCTTTAGTTCTACTACTTCGAATAAGGTTTCTTGCTCCTGGGCGGTTGCCCTCTTTTTCTTTCCAGCCAATATAATTTCCCGCATAAAAGGGTAGGAGAATCTCTTCCCCTACCCTTATTATTTTACCATAATGGCAAAAACATGTAAACCCCTATGCTGTAACTTCTTCCAGATATTGCTGTAGGTATTGCCTCTTCGAAGAGACCTTTGCTGATAGATTAGAATTGCCTTCAGATTTAAGTTCCTTTTCAAAGTCCCTAATTTCTCTAAGGTCGGATTCCAGTCTTTCGATTTGAGCTGCTACCATGTGCATTCTCCTTTTTAGTTTCGGTTTACTCCATAATCAAGAACTCACTAGGTTAGGAAATGCCTCGTTAACAAGTTTAGCGGTAATACCTTTACCGGGCTTCTGCTTATTAATCATAGACACTACCAATTCAGCATCCTTTGGATGAATTGCTTCCAAAAGACCGATGAATATCGATTCACGTTTGTATTTGGGTAGATCACGCGCTGGACCCCCCTTAACAAAGTACTTAAATTGCTTATTTCGTTTGAGAAGATTCGAGGGGGCATTGTGAGGGTCGGATGCGGTATAAGGCGGGGTGCCCGCCGGAAGATCCCATTCAATCTTAGGATCAAGCGTTCCCTTTAGGATATCTTTTAATGCCCAGGATTCATTCTTTTTCAGAATCTGAATCTTATCCTGTCGGGTCTTCGCTTTTACTACATCTTCCAGCACTTCAAATACATATTTCATCTTAATCAATGAACTCCTTTACATTCTCTAGCAAGAGCCGGCAATTATTTTTAATGAGATACGGGAATACCTTACCCTTTTTATCTCCTTCATCTTGGCTCTCGAAGCTATTTATAATTTCTTTGCGGATACGATCGGGGGTAGAAGGATTAATTAGATCAATCATTTGCCTATTGCGTTGGTAATTGCGATAGACCTGTTCTCCTAAAGCCTTAGGATCGGCTAGGAGCGCTTCTTTCTTTTTCTTGGATAGGATATTTTGACGCTTACCTTCGACCATAAAGGTATCATCGTCAGATAGGGCATTAGGTACGCCGTCGCCGTCGTCGCCTTTGAGGATGTGTTCAGCAAGATATCCTCGAGGATTATCCTCTTTGATCAGCTTCTTAAACATTGGGGTAAACTGGTCAACATTATCGAAGACTTGCAATTGGCGGAAATCTTTATCAGCAGAGATGATCATCACATCTTCCCAATTGCCAAACTCCTGGGTATAATGAACCAATTCTGCAATAGAATCATCTGCCTCACATCCCCACTGGTGAATAACCTTATACGGAAACTCATCCTTGAGTTCTTGGATAACCATATTGATAATGCGGAAAGCTTCCGCCCAATCAATCTTAGAAGCCTCACGGGTAGACCTCCGTTTACCCTTATATTCGGGGTAAACCTCTTTTCTCCAGTTACCGCCACCATCAGCAACAATGACGATTTCCCCATACTTATCCTTAAACTTCTGACGATACATGCGGATTGAATTGAGGATCATATGACGGATCAGATTCTCATCGCCGGAATGTACGTGCCCCATTGCAACAGGTGCAATAGAGATACCACTAAAATCAAGCAACAACATTATAAACTCGCTTTCCATTTTTAATCATAGTTTATTATACCAAATCCGGGATCAATAGTAAATCCCCCATTTCAAAATATTTTGATTAATCCAGTTTTCCATCTTCCCAAAGCTCCTTCACCCTTTTAACGTGGTTCCGGTGCACTCTAGCGTTAACGATACCATTATAATAATCGTCATCCAAAAGAACGTTACGTAATACTTGTTCTCTTAATTCGAGGTATCCCATCTCACCTTTCGATTTGCAGAAGTATAATATTTCTCGATGGAAGTTAGACTCCCCGTGCTCGACAAGGAGTTGTTTGACAAGGTCACTCGATCCATAATATTTCTGCCAATCGGATTCAATGATTTTTCGTCTTTTTCGTGTTTTACCTTTGAGTGGTGGAAGGGTCTTCTTCGACCAGAATAGTTTCTTTCCCACATACTTTTTGTTATTGCTCTTATCGGTAATAACATAAACGAATCCTATCCATCCATCTAATTCTTCGGCTGATGGATGATACTCTTCATCATTATAATACCACATCTATTCCTCCCAATAGACATCCTCGTCCTCATCATCCCCAATCTCGTCCCCACAACATATACAGTAAATCGCGGATTCCTCGCTTTCTATATAAAATTCTGCTTCGCAATGGGGGCATAGGATATCTTCTTTATTCATGGTAGAGACCTTAATTTACTATGATGATTTGAAGGTTATTTATGCGATTAGAATTGTATCTCACAACTACCACCCTGACACGCAATTGCGCCCATGGTATCAATCTCAGTATATTTCTTTTCGGTCAGCTGCGTCACGAAATCCACGGGGGTATAGTTCTGTTGGATCTTCGTCCATTTATGGAGTAGATATACATCTTTAAGACAGTATTCGGCCTGCTTAATATCACCATTAAAGTAATTATCTGCGAACTTCCGATATCGGCGGATCCACTCTTTATGGATATCGGAGATCTCTCCAATATGCTGTTCATCCTCCTCATCCTGTTTGGCAATTGTACAAGCTTCCCAAATATCTCTGAATCCAGATTTAGGGGAATCTACAATCAAGCCCGAAGCAAATAGAGCTGCGCGGCCATACGTCTCAACAATCTCTGATGCAGTTGGAATAGAGGTAAATGGCGCCTGTGGATAGTCTTTATCACCGGTGCCGGATAGGAAACTGATACCGGCAAAATCATGGCGGTTATCGTAGACGTAATCTTCAACTTGTGGCCACATATGTTCTTGAACAGTAACCGTATTCGACACATTGTGGCGGATCCTACTATCGGCACAGAGTTCAGGGTTAGTACCACCTTCTACCCAATTTTGCTGAACGAGACGTACCTTTTCTAGAAGATTAGTTCCGAATAGTTCCTCTTTATAGATTGAGTCTGGTTGGGCAACAATTGGGAATGCAATAGCATAGTCCGTATTACCCGACGAGCCCACGGCTTCTTCAATCATATAGGGATTTGACTTTGCGATCAATTGTGCCACTTCGGTTTCTTTATTCAATTGGACGTGGCGAAGGTATCGAGGGGAATGCTCTGCATGGATACCCGATGAGGTCTGTAAGAGTACAGATGCATTTCCTGAGGGCTTCACACAAGTTGTACGAGCTGCCGGGTTAATGCCAATTAGATCTGCTACTTCAGCGTTAACCTCTTTTACAATCTTGGCGCCTTCTTGTTGGGTATCTCCATCTAACAATACGTCTGGATTATTCATCCAACCAGTAACTGATACCCCAAGTAGTGCTTCTCGATCGAAAATATCTTTAGTGGTCTTATCCAGATATTTAAAGTCTGTATAACCTGCCTGCAGTGTGCCCATGATTGCCCCAGCACGGCATGCTTTGTAGAATTCCTCTTTAGTAGTACACTTACCCCCGTTAATTTCAGTTAGATTACAGCCTTGCCATCCAGATTTCCCCTTGATCTGAGGGTACATGCCGATTTCAACACAGGGATTAGTAGTGAAATCTTTATCCTCTACGAAATAGAAGCCAGGCTCACCAAATTCCTTAACAGACTTCATAATATCTTTAAATTGGTCACGTGAGATTTCATCACGAACAATAACTGCAGAGTTATTAGATCTACCCCGCTGTGGATTGTCAGCAAACCAATTTCCGGTCTTGGCATTAATCATTTCTTTATCATCGGGGGAGAATAGACAAATGGTGGCACTGCGACGAACCCCACCAGAAAGAACAGCATCTGCAGCAAACATAACAATATCATAAACATCGATCGCCTTTAGATAATTCCGGCCGGTTAGTACGATTCCTTGAATTAGATGTTCAATCTTATCTAATGCTCGACGAAGGGGATCTGGTCCCGGTGCCTTATATCCGCCTGAGATCTTAGCACCTTTTGGTCTAATGCTCTGAAGATCGAAATAAACCTTTCGTCCCTCCATTTCTGGGAATTGACCACCGCCAACGAAATAGGAAGACATTAATGCGCCCAGTGCATCAGCCCATCCTTCGATGGAGTCTTCAACTACCCAAACCTTAGCTTGCTTTTTACGCTCTGCAATCTGCGGCACTTTAGCTACATGGTGTTTCTGCACAGAAAAACCTGCGCCTGCCCCACAAAGGAGGATATAGAATACTTCTGAAAAGAACCTTGCTCGGTCGGCATACGAAGACGTACAATTGTACATGCGCATCTGATGTTTAATAAGTTGCTCACCACCAAACTGTAACGCGCGCTGTGCGCCTAAAGCGTACTGTAGTTTATAAAGAGCTTCTGCTTCATCTATTAAACGAGTTAGTTCCGGACTCATTTTATCAGCATAGAAAGCACGGTGCATATCCATTACTCGAGCAACAGCCTCCTCCCAAGTCTCGTACCTATCTTCGTCTTCGTTCCACCTACTGTACCCCTCGTAAAATTTAGTCTCTGACATTAACTTTCGTGCATTCTTATCTTGGGAGTAGGGGAGGGCTTTGAGCATGGAGGAGTACCTTTCTTAACGGACAAATAGGTTCACGCCGTAGGATACGGGTTTACGGACAATTGAACTGTGTGGTTTGAATTTTAATTAGTGATATTATATATAAAATTTCAGAGCTTGTAAACATCATATTGGGGAAGATTTCAAAAAATATCTCTTAACTTTTCGTCACAGGGGGTTTACAAATCTTGCAAATCCCGGTATAATATAAAAGACCCTTTTGGGTGGGATAGAATACTACTCAAGGTCCTCTTCGGTCTCTTTGTAGTATCTTTCATAGGCCAGAATGATTTCCTGCTGTTGCTGCACTAATGCACGTATATCACTGAAGTTTAAACCTAGATTAGAATACCCATCACCAGTAAGAACAAACATAGCAAGAGGTTGGCCTGCAGAGGTCAGTTCGGCAACCTTCTCTTCCAGATTCTCCTCATTGACGATAACCCACTCGACCAATCTCATATTCAACTCATCTACGGGTGGGAGAACTAATTCAGGTCGGTCAATAGGTGCACTACTGACTGTTATCTCCTGTGGGGGTTGATTCGTCATCCCGCACGCCGTCAGTAGGAGGACCAGGCCACAACCAAGGGCACTCTTTGTTAAAGTCGGTATCACTTGTTGCATTAATTTCTTCCTCGCTTAATTCTGCACCTGATAACAGTTCAAAGCATCTTCCAGCATTAACTGTTCCTCGATTAACTGCACGTTCGATACTATCAGGCTTTTCTGCAGCAATCAGTCCTAAGTCCATTCCGGCTAGCTTACTTGATAATCTACTATTCTGTCTTCGAATATCAGCGTACGCCTCATTGATCCGATTATTCTCTTCCATAATGGATTGATAATCAGACTGCAGTGACGCAATTGCTTCCTCTTGGGTCTCTACTGCAGCTTTTAATTTTACTTCATTTTCTCTTAGAATGCGGATAGTCTCTTGAGTATTCTGGTAATAAGAATACGCAGTAAATCCTACCCCACCCACGGTCATAATTATGAATACTAAAAGATATAATCTAAGCATCTGAATCCACGAATTTCCTAAACCTTTTTAGAAGAACCGGAGGCTTATCCTTCTTCCTTCTACGATCGGTTACATTAATTAATTTCAACCTCGGTCCCATGTCTTTAGTATCATGGGGTATACCGGCATCTGCAGAAGTCATACCATCTTCAACAATATCCATATCTTCCTGTCCCGGTACCATATCTCGAGCTTTCTTAGTTGCTTCGGGCGTTCCCCATTCTGGGATTTTCTTCTTCTTTTTCATTTAATTAACTCCGATGCAGTAATATATATCTCCTGATTAGAGCGGATATGTGTTGCCTTATAGATATCCAATCCAAGGACTTCGCCGATTGGGTAGCACTTTTCGCTGATCCGGATAGGGTCTTTAGCTCTGACAACTTCCTCATAAGTACTATTAACAATCTTATCCGAGGAAACCCTATATACGCCCGGCGAGATTCTTTTATCTTCCAGGAGGAACCACTGAGATTCTTCCTGCAAAAGATCCAAGGGGTCTACGCCCATTTCACTCAACATCTTCTCTAAAGCTTTATCACTCATATTGAAGTTTTCTTTAATTAGCCATAGACCTGCAGCTAGATTACCGAGCTTGCCCCCTGCGCCCGGAACTTTCTGAATCAATCGTTTGATATTATATACAAGCCGTAAGAACGTCGTATACGCACTCTTATGTTTACTTGTATCCAATTTCTGGGATTTATTCCTTTTACCCTTATCATCGATAATACCTAGCTTATACGCACTAGTTTCTTCCCACGGAGTAGTGAGGATCTTAAGGAATCTAAAGGTATAGGCTAGATCTGCCGCTCTCGTTCCAATACTCATTATATTCTTTCCAATGCTTCCATCACAAGGATCTCCGATTCTATATCAGGATAATCATCCTCATGGATATGTTTAAGGTATATTAAAAATGGTTTTAAAACAGGCCAAAAATCTTTTTCGATCTTATATTCGAAAATTCGTAGGGTAGCCGGAACCGTAAACGAATTTGTAAAAATGATAATATGGTTTAATAGGAGCCTCTCAGATATTCTGCCGTTCTCATAGTATCTATTGATCAATCTTTTGATGTATTTGATTCTATGAAGATCTTCGTAAAAATCTTCTACCTCACTACATCGGGGATCGTAAAAATGAGCCGCGGCAAATAACAGAAAGTTCTCATCATTAAGCTCTTCAAATTTCATTTCAGTTTTATCTTGCTGAAAGCTTACTAAGGAAACTTTTCACCATCTTCTGTTTGCCTTGACGGCGATCCAGAACAACCCCCTTTGTAAGCGCGTATTCATCTAGCTCTTTCTTGGTCAGAGCTTCTACAGGCTTAACTGGATTTTGTGCAGCATGCCACTCATCAATCTGAGCTTGGGTAAACTTAATTGCCTTAAGTAGTTCATTACCCTTCATCCAACCTCGAGCGGTTGGAACAGCTCCTGCGGCCCAACTAGGTCTCACAATCATATTATTTCTCCATCAATGCTCTCATCAATTCAGGGAACGTTTTCGCTTCTGCCACTTTGCTTGGCTTGGACTTCTTGATATTGTCTGCAGTATCCTCTGCAGCCTTGTAGCCATCTACTGCCGGAACTTTTGGATCAATTCCGCCATGGACATCAGCGAATTTCTTATCACATGCAGTAAGACGATCGTCCATTTTTTCCGCATCCGCTGCATTTGGGTTCTGATTAGATTCTTCCATAACCTCTTCCTTCATTGCCATTTTTGTAGCGGTAGCATACATAACTTCTTTCCACCGCTCTCCGTATTTTTCTTTGAACTCGGCTTCTTTATCTTTTAGGGATTTTACAATCTCTTCACGCTTTTCCTTTTGGGCTTCAGACATCTTTTCATCAAGCTCTACTTCTTCTTTTTTTATAGCTTTCTTAATGGACTTACGGCGATTGTGCAGATATTCATCCGCATCATCGGTGTCACCATCATTATCGATATCTTTATCGTCGCGATCCTCATGATCACCTTTAAGTTCATCTTTATCGACGGGATCTAGTTTTTTCTTTTTGCCTTCCTGAACTTCTTGGTAGGCGATCCGCATCTTTTCTATTTCTTCTCTGTCCATTTTTTACTCCTAAAAATTGTAGAACTGGGTTATAATTGCACCGACAATAGCGACAACCACTACCCAACTTATTTTTGTGATATTCGATACGGTCTCAGAATTTAAAATTACCGTCTGCTCAAGTTGATCGATCTTTTCCGAAAGTCGGTTCATACGATCATATTGAGAACTATATTTTTGTTCAATGCTGACCAGTTTTTCTTCAGTTCTAGCAATAGCCACCAATGCTTCTGAAAGACGATCAATCTTCTCTTCAATCCGATCTAGTCGGGTCTGTGCTTCCGAAGTCATATTATGATTCCTCTTTCGAGCCAGTGACGGCTTTTTTAGTTTTAGCAAAGACTGACACGTCACCGGTGACTACCGAAATGAGTTGTTGGAACATCTTAACGACCAAGTTCTTCTCCCGAATATTAAGTTCTTTATCAGAGTCTAACTTTTTCATGATAATCATAAGCCGTTGGACGTCTTTTTTATTGACCAGACCGATAGCGCCGAGCTGCTTAACTCGGTTAACATCTACTGATTCGTTGCATTCTGACACCGCGGGTTTGGATTTTTTAGCTGGATCTACAACCTTCGAATCGCTGGGAACCATGCGAATCCGTCTTTTCCCTGTGGGATCGGTGTAGAGCTGGGCTTTTTTATCGGCCGATTTTACATCAGTCATCTTTATCTCCGTTTAGTAATTCTACATCATTTAACCACTTACGCAATTTCTTACCATCAGTCGTTTCCAATACTAGGAAGTTCGGACCTCGGCTTGCAATAACAACGATCTCACTAGACTCTTTTATAACGACCTGGTCGCCAACATTAAACATATTTCCCAATACATATTCCTCGCGGGTTTCTGATACAGGGAATAACTGAACATGCTTCTTAAAACTAGTTTCTTCTTTGAGTCCCAGCCCCTTCCGGACAGTATTAAATAAGGTCTTGGCATCAGCATTAGACACTCTTTTAGGAAGCCCCTGGGCAAATTGGGTAAAATCATTATCTGCCGCAAAGTTGCGCATTTTAGAAGCTGACATACCTGAAACGCCCTCGGCATCTGGGTCACGATCGCCTGCAGATATTACCATAATTTTTTTGAAGTTATAATGGCCATGACGAGCGTCTTTACCATTATATTTTTGAAGGAGGGTTTTAAATTCAGTTACACGATCTGAACCCACGACCATGACTACGTTCTTATAGCCTTCATTGTAGAGGATTACCGCAATATCAAATACGTTCTTTACTTTACGATTCAAAATAACGGATCGAGCGTGTTTTGGGAACATTTTTCTAACGAATTTGACCTTATCTACATAGGTCAAAGGATTTTTCTTAGGATCACTAGACTGGGATAAAAAGATCCTATATGGGTTATTACCCGACTTAGAGGATAATGTATCCATCAGCTTACCGTGTCCGATCGTAGGGGGATTCATTCTCCCAAACGTGAAGTAAACGGTCTTTTCTTCCTCGACCAGGAAATTTTTAAATGAATTGATCATTTTTTCTGTCTTTTAGTCATTTCAGCTCTACGGAGTTTGGGTAGCAGCTTTTTGGCTAACTGATCAACCTTACCCTTCATCTTATCTAGTCTTTTCTCAATTGCCTCTCTCCGAGCGTAATCGAGATCCTTTTTACCCTTACCCTTAGTCAGTTTTTTAAGTAAGAAGGTACGAGCATGTTTTCTTGCTCGCTTTTGAAGACGTGATGAATCGGCTACCCTCATTTTGGCTCGACGTTGCCCGATAGCGATTTTACCCTTCATCTTCCGCATCTGAATAGCTTTTCGCCGACGCTGGCCAAGGTTTAATGCCTCGTCCATGCACTCGTCGTAATTCTCTAGAAAATTTTTAAAAGATTTATCCATTTATTTTCTTCCCGGTTTATCCCATCCTTTTAGTACATCTTTGCTGAAGTTGTTGTATGAGAATTCTAATCTATCAACAATCTTAACAGCATCACCACCTAATTTATCGATTGCTACAAAGCCCTCATGTCCAGTAACTTTATAGCCATCCTTAGTCTTAACGAAGGTATCCACGTTATTCAATTTATTCAAAGTATTTATAAGTTTTAATTTCGCTAAAACGATTACTTTCTGTAAATCGAATATGCTTTTTAGCGATTTTTTATTAGATTCAGAGAAAAATTTCAATAGATCATTGAGTTTCTGGATCTGAACGGATTTGCCCTTTTCAGTCTTACGCTTATCTATTTCTTTTTGATAACGAGCTTTGATCCACTTAATAAGCTTATTAACGTGAGCAGTAGTATTAGTGATAACTTGACCTTCACGAACAAACGAGTTATTAAAAGTCTCAATGTGTTGAGCAAGCTGTTGATTATTCTCCAATTCCCGAAGAGTAGTGCCGGCAATCTGATTGAATATCTTACCCGCTTGTGTGAGGTAATTATTTACCTCCTGAGTATCTCTTTTCGACATGGAGTATTTAGTCAGATCCCTTAGCATTGCATCCTGAGACCAGACGTTGGCTGACTTCTTGAACTTAGATACGTTTACTCCGTAACTGGCTCGTAGGGAGGCAAAATCGTTACTTCCACCGGAGAAGGCATAGGTAGTATGCCATACGATCCCGATTTTGGATCTTCGTATCGTTTTTGCGGTAGCCGAACTACTAGGAATAGCATAAATGATAGTATTAGGATGGAAAGTAATATATTTCTGCCCATGGATAAGCTCATTGGAAATATCGCCGGGACCGAATAAAAAGTCCCCCTGTATAATGCCTTTAATACCTAATTCTGGTAGGTATTGAAGTGCCTGTTTTAATTTTATAGAAAGATCTCCCGAGGTATCAGCATCAACGTCTGCGGGGGTCTTATATACTTTGGGTTCTTTATTAAAAATCCCCTTCTTCGCAACGAAGAATTTTCCATCGCGAGGATCTGTCCCCGCAAATATCGCGGGCGCGCCATCCCATTTAACCGAAACCTTACCATCGTGCCCGGCTAGCATATCTCTTAAATCTCTAAGGGCAAAGATGGCTTGCCGGGTACCCTTAACCCCACCGTAGATGACAGAATCTTCAATATGCCGCATATGGGTATTTTTTTGTTCTGTTAAAAACGCATTAAAGTCTTGCATAATCGGTTCCATCTGTATTCTGTATACTATACTGAGACATTAATCTCTCCTATTGATAAACTTTTACGTATACGGATGATTCTTCTAATTTGGATCCTGCGTAATTCATAATATATGACACAAACTCATCCGCCTTATTTTTATTTGCCTTCTTAAGGCCGTAAACTACATAGGTAGACCCCAGCTTGCTATGAATTCGATCTATATCCTGGGCTTTTAATTCAGTTCGAAAATCGATATCAGTTACGTTAGCACAGAAGGTCGCCATTTTAGAGAACGCCTTAATGGTATCTTCATCACCGTCCATAATCTTTTTAGCTTCCTGTTTCAAAGCATTATTGTCCGGGATAGAATATCGCATATAACGATTTGCGGCATCGATGATTTGCGTGAATCCAGCCCGCCCGCCGCGAGCAGTGGCAAGCTCAATTTCTGCGTTTAATGGTCCCAGGTAGCTCGGAGTTCTGAAGCCGATCTTAATATTTTGGTCAACGAGCAGGGTAGCACCTTTTGACCGAAAAAAAGTAGCGGTGCTGATGTTATCTGCCATTAAAGATGCAGACGTCAACTTATGTTTATCAAGCGGCCTTTTACCGTCGTTTAACACCGAGGAGCGTATCCGCTTTTCATCCACCACTTTCTTGAGTGAGATGCCAACGATTTTTCGTTTATCAAACTCTTCTTTCAATTTAGTATTTAAATTCGTAATGGTAGTATCGTCAAGGACCTTATCAAGAACGGCTGATCTATCTATTGCCCAAATATCCCCCGGATTCCATTTATCGTCCGAAAGCACTAGCATACCAGAATTTTTAAAGGCGGCTGATTTCGCTTTATATATCTTCTTCATCTGGGCATCATCCCGGTGATACGTGTGATTCGATTTAATATAACCCTCCCTACGTGTTAATGCCGCAGTCCAATATGCCGATAGATGCCAGGTCTCATCCAATTCTATCGCTGCATTAAAAGTAGTACCACCCAAATTGGCTTTTCCTGCATGTTTTTTAAGTATCGATGGGGTAAAGTGCGAAATTGGCTTATTTACTGGTTCACCCATTACTGCAGCACAATATAAACATTGTAAACTTTCAGCGAGGGCGGTTTGAAGGGTTCCACCACCTTTACCAGCTCCTCCTCCACCGAAAACCGCCGACTTACCAATCTGGGAAGAACTAATTTTCCGGCCAGATTTTAGGAGCAGATCAAATGGTTTATTATCTTTTTTGAACATCTCAATTGCTCGGAGGTTGTTCTTATCATTTTTAACAACTATCTCTTTATTATCAACCGTAACCAACTTGGTGCCGGCTTTAATGGCCTTTACCAAAATATCTAACCGATGCTCCTTGGTTTGAGAGTTCGGCTTATTCCATTGGGCGGGGGTCATTGCTACTGGCATAGTTCCATCCATAACTATAACTGTTCTCCTTTATTTATGATATTTTTAGGATACAAAAAACCCGAGAGTTTGTAAACCCCCGGGTTAAAGATTAACGGTTATAAATGTAAACGTCTGCTGATGTAGCGTATTTCAGCGGCAGAGATTGATTATAGCGCCGTACGCCTTGACGGTGACCACGACCTTGAAGTTTGACATACATCTGACGTTTACCGGATTCACGGAGCTTAACATTTGCTTCCTTAACCAGTTTACGAGCAATAGTCACCATGTTCATATCATCAGCGTTCGAAAGGTCCACGGTGCCCATATAAGAATCAGTACGGTTTTCGTTGATGATCATATCAGTATCTCCTTGGTTACACTACTAATATAAGCCTTTTCGACTCATTTGTAAACCCCCTAAATCAACTTTTTTCGATTTTTTTCGTGGGGGTTTACGTGATTGGTAATTAAGCGAGAGTAGCGTATTGCACTGCCTTTTCTGCCGCTGTGACCTTCCGAGCCGCGTTTTGACCAAACCACTGCGATTGCAATCGGTTATCTTTATTGCGACCTTGTACGTGGTCCGTAACATAGGTTACGCTATTGAATGCGCTCCACCAAGTGCCAGCCGCATATTCCGCACCGGGTTGAACCTCTAGTGCATCATAGCAAAGCTTTGCGTTTCGAGAAAGATCGCCGTAACTTTTAACGTCCTTAGGTTGTTCGGTACGAGATGTATTAGGAAACACTTCGTTATAGTATTGAATAAGCGCTTCGGCAGTAACCGGACGCGATCCAATGAATTCTGCCATTTCCTTATACATAGCAAATTTCTCGTGAGCGAGGCCCAAGGTTTCTTTTACCATATCCGGATCGAACTCTGTCCGGTGTGATAGACGTACCCCGTTCTTGGTCCCTTGGCTCAAAGAGAACGTAAGAGTGTTGTTGCAAACGACCCGAATTGGTGTAAAGCGAACGTCGATCGACTTCCCATATTTGTGGGGGTTAGAAAAAAGTAGATAAGAATCGACTCGGTCACCGCCGAATACGTCAAACCAATCATTCACCTTCGCCAACGCCCAAACGTATTCACCATCGCGAAGTGATCCAGCGGTGTGCATCTCCATGTCACCCGCCATTACAAATTCTGAAAAGAATTCGAAGGCAGTTTCGTTTTGAACTGGGTTCCAATTTTCCCCGATGTTTGTGAGGATACGACCATCAGTGGAACGAATAAGCGACTTTTGTCCCGTCGGAATCTTTTCGCCATCGTATTCTACAAATGATTCGACTGCGTTGACGCGCCAATCCACTCCGGCTTTTTTCATCATTTGGACCGGCGTAAGTTCATTGGAGACCTCTTCACCGAGACCATGCCAAGGTGTTTCGCCAGCGTATGCCATAGTTTCAACCATATGGGCCATAATATATTCTCCTTAAGCAGTTTGTAAAAGTGATGGAGGAACGTTCCACGTACCAGCATCACCAGTATTTACGACAATATTTTCGCGCGCGATCCCCTCGCCCATTGCCTACGATTAATTTTAGTAATTGTACCAGCCATTGGACGCTGGATTCGGGTGGAAACCCAAGTAACCTTTTGACCTACAGAAAACTCATTTTTAATTGAGTTTTCAGCCGATCGGCGAGCGGCATTGAACATATTAGCGATTTTGTCAAGATCATTGCTATCGGCATCAGCAAAAAGAAGTTGTACTTGAGCCATTTGATCAGTTGTAAGCGCCATAATATATTCTCCTGGGATTTAGATTAGAGACGGTCAACAGATTCGATGGATTCACCAGCACGAAGCTCTTTCTGAACCTGTGCGATAGCTGCCTCTTTGGTTTTTGCAGCAGTAACGATCATGTCGCCGGAAGTGGTGAAAACGAGGAATTCTTTAACCATTGGGTATCTCCTTTGTTGATACTACTAATATAAGCTATTACGAATCGTTTGTAAACCCCCTTTTTACATTTTTTTCGAATTAATTCCAATCTTTTCGATTGTCCTCGTTTCTGAACCCATAGCTATACTGGGCAATTTCATCTGCAGTCATCTTAGTCATCGGGATTCTTTCTCCAACACCAGTTCCTCGTGGATAATAGTGTGGGTCGAAACGCCGACTATAGTATGCATCAGCACTACCGCGATCTTGTGGTGACCCGTGTTCGGGTATTTCTGAAGAACTAAGTGGGATTATACCCCGTTGGAATTCTTTAGGGTAAATGGTTATAAAGCCATCATCTTCAATTAGGTCGGAATCGCCTTTCATGATATTCATTGTATATCCTCCATTTCTACGATATCCATAAGCTCTTTCACTAGAGCACGGCCTTCATCGGTGAATAAGAACCCCCATTCCCAAACAAAGTGTTCTACGTCTTGTTCATGACAGAACGTATAGAGCTGAGTCATCCAACGAAGAGCAGTAGCGCGGTCTGGCGCGCCTTCGCGACGAACTGCAGCAAGATGATCATCGAAATCGTAAATCGCTTGTTGCTCGGCTCTGCGGGCATCTTCTTCGGCTTCTTTTAACTCTTCGATAAGATCATCGAAGATCTTCTCTTGCTCGGAGGAGGAAACCTTATCGAACATTTCCATCCAATCATTGGTAGGCCGAAACCCGCGAGCGTCTTTATGTAGATCACTGATAATATCGAACATCGTATATCTCCTCGGTTACCCTACTAATATAAACCTTTTCGACTCATTTGTAAACCCCCTATTTACATTTTTTTCGAATTTATATGCTTCTTTTTCCCAAGGTTTAGAATAATTGGCAGCGAATGGTATTGTTGGTAAAAAGGTTTATGCAGAACGGCCTAAAATTCCTATTCCATTTTTAGTTATAGAGTGAATAGAGTGGTATTAAAACAACCATATATAATAACATATATAGTAAAAGAACTTACTGTAACACCAGAGGTAAAAAATGCCTAAATTACAACAATATGAAATCATTTTCGTGCACAAGCAAGAGGATCCGCTTTCAGCAATGTATTCGATTGGTCACACTTTCGGTGAACTTCGAGAGATAACTGTGGCGGGGATTCTTATTGGAGATATTACAGAAGAAACCGCTACTCTTTCTGAAGACGGATTAACTTTATACGTTTCTAGATTATGGTCAGACTCTCGCTTTCAAAAATTGCTTGATATCTCATCGGAATCTGAAATTAAATCTCTGATAGAAAGTCTAGATCATGTTAGCTCGGTGACTTATGGATTTTCAGACGCTTGATTCAATCGACACTGACCTTATACTAAGTGAAGTTTCACATTTAATGGGCCAGGATGGACACGTATTAATTCAAAAGGGCACATTCTGTTTATATGATTTGCCATATACCAATTCTTTATTGAAAAAGTATAATATAAGTATGGCAAGGATTATGCGTCTAAAGCCTAAAGAATGTTATTCATGGCATCATGATACTACGCCAAGAATACATTTTCCTCTTATAACCAACTCAAGTTGTTTATTCGTATTAGAAGATGAAGTTTATCAGCTGCCGGCTGGTAATGCCTATTATGTTGATACGAGAAAAAAACATACAGCTTTGAACGGTAACAGATCCGATTTTTTGAGATATCATATTGTGGGGATAACAGATGAAATGGTTTGATGTAGATGTGAATCTTAGACTCGAAGATATTGAATGGGCTTTTAATATCGGCAACAATATAACCGAACCAAATTGGACCATAAGACCATACAAGTTAAATGACGAAGAGATGGAAAGAATCTCTTATTTAACTGATCAGATAGGTGTCAAGCCCAGTTATGCTGCAATTATTATGGTACCGGCTAATACGGCTTGTAAAACCCATATCGATGATGTTGCAGAAAAAAATGGTATTAAGCAGCGCATTTCAGCAATCAATATCCCAATCCAAGTACATCCCGATTCTAAATTCCAATATATGGAAGATGAAGTACCAGTAGAATCTTTAGACTTGAACTCGCCTAAATGTTGGAGAGTTGATATCCCCCATCGGGTAGATCATATCTTATGTGATACTAATCGAGTTGTGCTAAGTCTGTCATTTGTGGAACCGGTTGAAGAAATTCACGAAGCATATCTTTCGCATCGTTCCAAGAGACATACCGATTAAATCTCCAAGATATAATACAACGTTCTCTTTCCCACGTATTATAATTAGCAGTTGAGTGCAGCTCTTTTGTGTTGAATAGAATTGGTTGATCTGTCATACAATATTCGACTGCATTTTCTAGAAATCCTGATTGGTATATTCTAGCTTGAGCCTTTTCTTCATATTGATATCCGTCTGGAGCATACCAAAAATTTGTTAAGCACTTATGATCGCATCCGATAACCGGGATATTAATAGCAGCGTTAAAATTAGCTTCAGGATCGCTATCTTTCCCATCTATATGAATAGGAACGAACATTTTAGTCGGTCGTTCTCTATGATAATGAACGATTAAGGGATTAGGCCGCATATGCTCTACAACATTAGGTGGAACAACTTGCTTCAGTTCTTCATTAGCTGCCCAATACGGATAGAACGTTAATCTATTTCGTTCAGAATAATCTCTTTTAAATCCTTGAATAAGTTTTTCCTGATCCCATTCAGGGTAACTTAAAGGAATCACATAGTCATCAACAGAAACCTTTGGGTGTACCTTGAACAGTTTCAACGTGGTCTCCATTCAATACGTGATGTTTCCATATATCCCATTTTTCTTTTTCCTCTAACGATTTAATCATCGTACTACTAAACAAATCTGGCTTTTGAGTTATCCGTAATAAAGAGTCGTATACCAAGTTGGCTTCTCTATAACTGGTTACTATTTTATAATCTGATCGAAGACATTCTAATGTCTCTTCATCCAATTTATCTAAACTGTGCCAGTGTCCATGCAATATGTGGGTTTTAGAAAAGACGAGGTCTTTTGTATTCCAAAAATTCTTCCCAAGATATTCCGGCTGATGTAAGCTTCCTAGTGCCACCGGTTTATTGTACTTTTTACCATACCATTCCGCTAAAGACTTAGAAGCAGTTCTAGGGAAACTAATAACTGCTATATTATAAACTGGGTTCTCCATAACAATCTTTTTCCTTCAAATGCAACTCTTTTATGATTCATTTTTAGGTTATCCCAAACTAGGATATCATTTTCTTCCCATTCGTGCTTATAAGCATTTGCTTCTACCCATTCTTTAATTGGGGTAATATCAACGGTAGGATTACGTAAGGTGCTCCAACTGCAATATAAAATTTCTTCACCTGTTACGTGGTGGTTAATCAGATAAGGTCTAGTAACTTTTTGTTTTTCTAGTAGCCGTAACTGTTTACTGGTAAAACACGTATCATGAAGATGCTGTGGCGGATAGTATTCACCAACTGCTTCTCGATATAGATCCTTTAAAGATTCTGGTGCTTTGCTCATATCACAAAACCAGGTTGGCGATAGATGAGCATTTTTTACGTTATATAAAATTGTGCCGAAATAGTTGCCACGACCGTATGACCAGTCGTGGTGCCAATCTACTTCTCCATCACCGAATAGACCATTGTTGCTAAGCTCCTGGACTGTCCGAGATTCGTTTAAAACGTGTTTAGAAGTAACCAGAGGTTTGCCTAGCGAATGTGCTACAGCTTCGAATTCTTCAAGAGTCAGAGGCTTCGGGCACGAGACTTTCACAAGTCCATTGTTCAGTGAGCTTGTCTTCAGATCGTATCCAGATTCCAGCTCTCCATAGCTCACGGTCTCCAACATATGCGTCCCTCTTATGTAAACTGTGATGTTGATCACTTAAAATAATATCGTACGGATGCCACTCGTGCGCGCACACGTATTTGTCTTGTAGTGTATGATGTTTCAACATATAGTAAATATCGTGCTGATCGGGGCGGAAAGATATTTGCGATTCATCATGGGATAATCCGGAGAAACCTCGTATGACACTCCATGGAAAATATAAACCTTCTTTACCATTAATTGGGTGTCTTGTTACTAAATCTTTCCTAGGGGTTTGCTTTTCAAATGAGGTCTTTCCGTCAATATCTTTGAATTCCATCATAGTCTGTTCATCATTAAATACATTTTTATAATGCATTTTTTGAAGTTTCATTTTAGCATTGTACGTAACGATTTTAGACTTTAATTGTCTAAGAACCTTTTGGGTATCTTCATCTAAATCCGCAAAAGCTTGTTGATGATCAGTAAAATACGTTACGCCGCCGGATTCTGCAACCTGGTGCATATACATTGCTACAATATCATCATGGCCAATTCTGTTCATGCCGGCGCTGTGCCATTCTAATTCACCATCGTCTTTACCGGAAAATAGTCCATCCTGTCTAACTTTGACAAGTTCACCAGTTGCAATAGTACCAGTAACCTTATTATTCTGGGCTACTACATTACCGATCTTTTTATAAAATTCAATTAATTGTTCCGGGGTTCTAGCAGATTTATTTCGAATAACTACAGTTCGATATTCACCGATAAGATCGCGTACTTCTTCAGCACCCGAACTATAGTCGAAATCTTCTATCACATAATGCATTTATTTCTCCATGATTAATTCATTGCTATTTAGCGGTGTCCACATAATGTTTTGATAAGAATTTTCAGTCATCCTATACTTTTCATCTGAAGAATACCAAGGTTGTTGTAGATGTTTCTTATAGTGATTGAATGATTGAGTTTTGGTTTCTCGACTCATAAAAGCACAATCATATCCTAAATGAAAAGCAGCTCTTAATTGCTGTTCAATCATATCTAGGGTTTCTTGTGATACCTTACGCTTATCATTTTCGAACCTATATCCAGGCTTTTTATAAAACCTATTTAAGATTCTGCAATTATTACCCCACCAAGGCCGCCAAGCTACAGAAGAAAATCCCCCTTCGAAAACCGATACGGCTATCCATTCGTCGACTATCAGATTTTCAAGTGAGTAATTGCCTTTTAGTTTATCGTCAGGTAAACCACTTACCATTTCTTTAATTGTACCGACGAATTGGTCAAACTGTGGGGTATATCTAATAGCCGTTTTCATTCTTTTTCACATGCTCAAAAAATGGTGCGATTTTAAAGTTCTGGGTTAATCTACCACGATTGGGATTGTCATGATCAATGACTCCTTCGTCATCCGTCTGCCAATCGATAAGTCTAATTAAGACTTTACCCGCTTTGGTTTGATATGGGAACATATAAGAGGTCAAAGCTTCACCGGATTGAGGTCCGGCTTTTACTACACCTGCTGATGTTTTTATGATATCAGATTTATCTATACCTAATCTATAAACTGCCATATCTGATAACTCATCAATTGTATAAGATACACCTTCCATATATCTTCCGATCATACCAACCGATTTCATTCTGAGAACCGGAGTTATTTTATTGTATGGAGGTGTTGTATTAAAATTGATTCCATTTGCGATTGCTCTTTCAGCAAATACTTCTACCTGTCTATTCATAACGTATTCATTTACGCCACGAGCAATAATAGTACCGGTATTGATTGGAAGTCTTTCGGCAAATATATTGTTTAGAGCTCGGACCTTTACAGTTGCCCATTTGCCATTATCTAGTGCTTTATAGACCATATCATCGTCCGCACCATTCATACTATGGAGTAGCAAGCGAAGTCCGGATTCTTTTAATGTTTTAACGTAGGAAAGATTTGCAAGCTTTAGACCATTAGTGGTTAAGCTGGGTCTATGTCCAAGCTTTTTGACCATTGCAATAATTTCGGGGAGATCTCCTCGCATAGTTGGTTCTGCACCAATTAAACGAATGTATGTTCTACTGGGGAGTTTGGATAAGAATTGGAACAGCTTATCTTTATCTAGGTCAGGGATATCACGGTTAGGAATATAGCAGTTAGCACATTCCATATTGCAGCGATGGGTGAGATCTACTACTATATTAGAGAAGGTATTTTGTTCTGGTTCAATCTCAAAATAGTTCATTAGTCCCTCTTATAAAAAAATGGGGACTAACCGTGGCTCCCCGCGGATGTGTTACGGCATCACCCGAACTACAATGTATATATCGTTTAATCATAGTTTATTATACCAAATCCGGGATCAATAGTAAATCCCTTTTTACATTTTTTTCGAATTTATATGCTTCTTTTTCCCAAGGTTTAGAATAATACGGTACTCCCCTATATGATTTTCCCAACCATATTTCACCTTGTTTTAATCGGCCAGTATTATATTGTTCGACGTGTTTCATCTCGTGTAACACAAATAGCTCGGTATCATCTGTGACCGGGATTTCTACAAGATATTCATCACCCTCGAGTTCTATACATCCGCCCGAGGTATTTTCGGATCTGACAAACGTTACGAACACTGATTCTTTTAGATCGAGCATACTAATAACCCGAGACATAGTATCATCTATGTCTCGGGCCTGATGTTCTGATATAGTTTCGTCTATTTCGTATATCATATCATGATCAATTTGCCAATGGGTTATCCAACGATTCTTGGATAATTTCTTTTAGATCCCTTTCGAGGGTTCCCATCTCATTATCAATCCGGGACTCGGTCTCTCGCATTGTATTACGAACATCCTTTTCAGAAACTCGTATAGTGCCTTCAACTTCTCGGATAGATGCAGTGACATCCTTCTGCACTTGATTCATTTCGTTCCGGACGCCTTCAAGGGTTGTTTCTATACTACCCTGTGTGGCCTTAATCCTTGATTCAGATTCTTCTAAGCGAGTTGCAATCGTATCTCGCATAGCAGCCATGGTATCCTGATTACTCTTCAATTCGATCCTAAGCCGCTCTTCTGATGCCGCCATAGCATCCTGATTATCCTTTAAAACGGATCTGAATCTAGCTTCAAAGGCATCTAGCTTATCATAAATCTCGTTTCGAAAGGCTCGTATAGTGGACTCGGACTCATTAATTCGGTCCTCTAAACCGGATACCAGCCCCTCTATTCTAATGATATCAGCCCTGAGATCGTTTTTGATATCTTGGGTATATTGGATAGCATCATCCAGCTTCTGAACCTGTAGCTCATTAGCCGCAGCGATTTCGTCAATGTCGATATTCTGGACTATCTCTTTCATATCCATATAATCAGCATAAAACTCAAACCCAGCCCATGCACCACCGCCCAAAGTACTTAAAGCAGTCAGTATCGCAAATATCTTTCCGCCTCGAAAGGTCATCCCACCAAATTCTAATTCTGCCATATTTTATTCTCCGAATTCTAACGATTTTAGAGCATCCAGTTCTCTTTGGAGTTTAATGACTTCGAGCTCTCGAGCCTGAAGTTCAAGTTCAAATAGTCTATTACAGTCAATTCTTGCCCTAGGTTTTTGTCCTAATGGTATCACAATCCGAGCATAAACCCCTACGTCACGGAAGGGGGTATTGATATAGTTATTAAGAGCATCATAGTAATCGCCCTGGTTAATTAACCCCATTACACCGAATTCGAGATTAGTGGCAGACCCGATCGCATTCGAGCAATCGAGATTATTTGCCTTGAATTTGTCCGATTGATAGTTACCCGGAGCTGACGGCATACCCAATGTAAGAGCACCTGAGGCGTCGGGCAGGGATTGTCCATACGCTACAGTTGCAAACATTGAAAAAATGATTATGGAAAGTATTCTCATTCGTCACTCCTTATCTTGGAGCAGATCAATGAATTCACTGCCCCATCAGATTCATCGGCCTCTGGAACTGATCGAGTACAAATATAAACTACTTTAGACCGATCCCTAGATCTAAAATAAAGAGGGATTTGCGTACCAGTTTGGTAGTCTAAAGTAAACACTCTATCAAACGAGGCAAAGGCCACCGGCTCCCAATCTGCTGTATACACCTCGAATCGGTAGTCCACAATGTCCTCGCGTCGGTTGAATACATTCATCCGAGTAGTTAGTACATTATCTACTAAAGCGGGACTTAATTCGAAATAAGTTGGGGTCAATTCATGCGCTTTGGCGACCGGAGCAGCCAGCCCCAGCGCCATAGCAAGTACATATCGTAACATTAATAATCCTTATTGAGCAATGCACTCCGCAGTCACCGCGGCTTGGTAAGAACCGGCCGGAAATGCTTTATCGTATCCATAATTGGCGGTAGAGGTTACTTCGAACCAAACCGTACCTGCAACAGATAAATCGAATTCTGTTGTGTTATTATATTCTATCTTATCCGTTTCATAGGCTGACATTGCTGGATCTGTAACTTCAGTGGCCTCTACTTCACCGTCCCAAACAACCGTATCGGTTAGACTTGGGGACGATAGAAAGCTCACCGGCCACGAGATTTTAGCAACATAGTATCCTGCCTGGACTACATCATAACGGATTTTAGGTTGAACCCCACCCGCTGTCGGTGCAGTACTTAATTCGCCGGGCGTTGGCTGGCCGTATACACCAGGTACATCCGTGAAGATAGTACACTTAGATTCAACCGATCCATAAATCGGGCTATCCTCTGCAAATACTGCAGTGGTAGACAATGGCAGGAATGTGGCAATGGTTAATAATTTCCGGAACATATTAGTTCTCCTAGTTATCGTTTTCGTATTGAGAACGAACCATATTTCGATGAACGGCATCAGATGCCAAGCTTCTCAACGCTCTCCCATTGTCAGGCAATTCTGTATCTTGAAGGGTTATCACATCATTATATACCCCTCCATTAATAGCGGCAGTGTAATATACACCAAATTGTGGGACATAGGCTATCTGTGCTATTATTTCAGCTTGTGTTCCTGCGACCCCACCAAGCTCCGCAATATTCGTAGTGGGTTCGAACTTCTGTTCCAAATCTTCTTCCTTTTCATCTTCTTCAGGTTCAGTTTCGGATTCTTCTGTAACTTCTGCTTTAGATTCCAGTTGCATTTGGACCCACTCGTCATAGTATGGATCATCAACGCTCAATTCTTTCTTTGCAAGGACGTTCTCTAAAATGTAATTATAAAGCGCATCTTCAAATCCTGGGCAGGTTGGATCGTCCAATGGGTTATTACACGTGTCGTACCTGTATGTGTATCTGACCGTAGGATCGGTTACGTTGCCCTCGCCTTCTGTAGTAATACTGCCTTCACCCCAGTTCGTGCCTAAAGTTGGAGTAAGCGAATCATATCCTACTATAGTGTTACCGGGAACACCTGACCAATCATCCTCATGATAATAGATATATCCGGTTTCCTCAGCGTGCTCATTCTTAATCACCACTATTAGATCGGAATCGGGATCTTTTACAGTAGTATAACGAAAATAAACTCCCTCGACGGTTAATCCAGTAGCATCAGGTAGGATATTCGGCATCTGCCAAATCATGGTACCATTGGCGGCATTATTCGTTGAACCAGTTACTGTTTCAGAGGAACAATAAGAGGAGTAACAGACTGCCGACACCACCAGCGCCCATAAGCGTAGATTTGTCATCAATATTCAAACCTTTTTCAAAAAATGTTTCCTCTGGCTGTGCAGCAGCATCTGCCTTCCAAGCAGCTTTCGCCGCATCGCCAATCAATCCATCATATGGACACGGAGTTCCTGCGTTCATCATAGCATCGAATACTTGTGGGTTTTCACACATTACTGCAACAGCGGCTACCTTCATACCCATATCAAATAATGTCTTGGCATTCTTTAGCCGTATACAGTTATCCTCGGTGAAGGTAGTTCCCATCGAAATACCAAGGATTTGTGTCTGTACCGCACCAGCCACCCCGACTGTGCATAAGTCCGAATTAGAAGTATTAATCGAAGGGGAAATTGCAGAGGGCGGCGGGGCATTAACCGTAGTATTGGAATTCGTATTAGACGTCACCGTACTAGTGGTGGTTGATTCAGTCACAATAGGCTCAGCCGATAAACTCATTGCAATAAAGATCGCCGGTATCGCCAATATAATTCTATTAAGCATTGATATATCTCATATGTGGTTCTAGGGTATTTATACGAAAAAGAGAGCGTCATGTTGTCACGACGCCCTCTTTCTCAACATATTATATTCACATGATTAGAATGCGAATGATACACCGATCTTAGCATTACCGAATACGAAATCTGAATCCGTACCGATTTTACCATAGGCCTTCAGACCTGTAGTACCAATATCATAAGATGCATCAAGGTCAATACCCTTAAAGATATCACCATCGTTTAGCCCCATTACGTCAAGAGTAGTTTGAGCGCCGAATAGGATGCCCCAGTTTGAAAACTGAGCACGAGGGATGAAATCTACTGCAAAGACATTTTCACCAGTAGTGTAGTTAGTATCGAGAGTACCGCCCAGCGAGATGCCAGTATTACCAATTTCACCGGCATTAGCCGAAGACGCAAGGAGCGCGCCGGAAAGCGCGGTTGCAAGAGCGAGGGTTTTCATTTTGTATATCCTTTGATTAATGAAAAGCTTTCTAAGATTTTAGTGGGTCCGTTTGATGATACGGTGGAGCCCATACCGCAAGAGATTAAGCCGCTAGGCGGATCTCTGGTTTTGCATTTACGTTTGCATTTAGTTTAGTAAGTCTATTACGCGACTCAGCCGGTAAACTCCACTTCACTTTCACACCTGTCGATCCTAAATTTCGACCCCATCAAAAACGGCCAGTTCCCTCCACACGATCCGGTAGCTACTTCCTTACGTGCTTCATAGAGATTAAGACCCGGAACCAACTGGGCGCTTATGGTGGAGTCGCTCGGCACTGCCCCGAGGTCCAGTATGTGTCTACGTTGCTTCAACGTTTACGAAATATTTATAGACGGATTTAGATATTATCCAAGTTAATGATATTTTCAGTTGCAAATTCTTGGTGATGTGACATATTAGATACTTCGGGACTATTTCGACCCAATAGGTTATCCATAAGTTGTTTCACTGCAAGGGTTAGATCATCCCTGGAGCCATTATTATCAATGACAAAATCTGCCATCCAAGGTTCAATAGTATTACTCGCCCTATCTTCTGGTGGTAGATGATCGGATCGATCTACCCATAGCGCAATATCAAATACTCCTGCATTTTTCAGTGCATGGAATTCTCTTTTATTCCGAAGTCCGCAGTAGACATCCGATACCTTAAAGATTTCACGACCTAGCCGGGTTGGATCTTCAGCACAATATTGCGAGATAAGATCATACCACTCCGATCGATGATTATGGCGATCATCAAAACACTCCATATAATCTTTATAACCATATTCGGCCTTCATTGCGGGAAAGCATACAGTCTCAGCACAAAACTCACTTGATCCTCTAAAGGTCATCCCATAGAACATTTGGAGGATCTCAGCCACGCTATCTTTACCATGTCGGCCATGACCAACTACTAGAATCTTCGGAAGCATTTTCATTTTATGTCCTTATTAATTTTAATCCCAAACCCCATCCCATGAATAGAAGATATGAGTCTCTTCACGGAGTGTGGTTTCCATTTGTTTAGCCCAGTGTGGGGTATCAATATAATCCGCATGGTAGAAAAGGGCGCCGGATGTAGGATCATCCTCTTCTCGCGCGTATACGGTAATAGCAATATCCTTGGCAAGATTCCAAGCAAAAGTATCACTAGTAGTATCGCTAATATTATCCTGAGTCCAAGAGAATTGATGATCTTGATAAACTACATCACATACTGTATCAGGAAAATAATTGTGATCCACCCGATTCATAACCACTTGGGCTACGGCAATCTGACCAATCACGCTTTCACCACGTGCTTCGTGATAGACGTTCATAGCCAAACAATTTCTTTCAGTGGCGGCCGAAGCCATTCTATCTTGGGCGGCAAGGGATCCTAGAGCTACTACTGTACCAGTAAGAGCAAAGGATACCACGTTCCGTAAATCTATCTTCATAATCCTGCCTCATTGATTATTGATTATGAATTACTATACCATCTTACGAATTGTTTGTAAACCCCCTAATCCAACTTTTTTATCCCTAATGCCCAATTTTCTGCTGCATCTTCTACATACCTAAGAGATTTACCCGGGAATTCTTCAGTGAAAAATAGCTTCCCCTGATCATCATAATATTTAATATAAAGGCTCTCATGTCGGAAATCAACATGAACCTCCGCACAACCATTATCTGGAGGGTTTGGTTCGGCGTAGTAAGTTGAAAGTTTTTTACCCATTCTCTGTAAATCCTTCTACCATAGGGAAACAGCGGGCGATTGCAATTGCGCACTCTCTAGCTAGCTCAATGTGCTCTTTTTGCGTTCCGTTACCCGTCCGTAATTCGATATAATGCACCCAGGATCTGAGTGTACCATTGACATACAATTTAGATACTGTATTGCCTTCCGGAAGTACTGCTCGCGCCTGTTCCTTTGCGATACCATTTTCGATTGCCCATTTGTATGCTAACTTGCATTCATGGATAATCTGCTGTTGTTTAAAGTGCCAGCCTTTCTGCAATTTCTCATCATCATTATCTATAGAGTTTTGACGATTCTTAGGATCCTGGAGTCGCGCTTCCCTCAATACAAATGATTCCTCTAGGTCATTCGGATCAGCATAGCGCTGTGAGAACTCCTGAAACGAAAATGATCTATGTCGGATAAGCTGTCGAGCAATATCCCGAGTGGTTTCAACTTCCAGGGTTGCACTCGCCATTTCAAGGGGTGACCAATGTTTATGCTTAATCAGATACTCAATAAGCTTCTTGCCGGTCTCATTATTAAACTGATTGGCAGGATTTGAGACCCGTGCACAGAAAGCGATCAGATCCTGGACGTTCCGAAATTCATTCTCGAATTCTAGGGTGGGTTGGGTATACCCGACTAGACGCGCTTTCATTCTGCCTCCTTTACAGTAATTTGATTGGTCTTCTTCTGGGACTTAAACCAGGCCTTACCCTCAATCCGGATAAAGGGGCGGTTGGTTTCCTCTTTATTCGGGTTCTCAATAGTCACCATGGTCCGCTTACCTTTCCTAGAAGCCTTTAACTGGTTGATGATACGATCCGGGGATTTCAGATATTCCTGTCGAACCAGTTTACGGATTGCGTTACTAGTATTTTGCATTATTTACTCCTATAGTTTAAAATCTTTGAATCGATTATTCATTTCACTTTTATCGAAGGCTGGCGTATCGTCCACTAACCCCTGATCATCTACATCTACATCATACAATCTCATCTTACTCCGATCTACCCCAAGCACAAATCGTTTGAACTTAGTGGGATCATTATATCGATTCTTTAGTTGTTTGACCGCTATTTGACCTTGGGCTTCAAGTTCTTCGGTTGAGACGAGTGCGAACATGAGGTCTGCTGTAGCGGGTAGTCCAAAAGACTCCGAGGTATCCTCAAGCCCAACATCCTGATTCGAATAACCCGAACGCGTCGTTTGAGTTGCAGATACGATCGGAACGTCAAATTCAACCGCCAACCCTCGTAGTTCTTCCGCAATTGCCTTAATGTATGTATAGGAATTGATGGATCCTCCCATAGTCTTCATCCTCGATGAAGCACAGATATTTAGATAGTCAATAAAGATGATATTAGGTTTAAACGTCTTCTTCAACTTAAGTTCGTTTATCAGTGCCCGGAAGTGTGAGCTATTAGCTTGTCCAGTCGGATACTCTTTTACAATTAATTTACCCGTGGTCTTTTTAGAGATATGTGCAACTTTTTCGGAGAACATATTCTTAGACATATTTTCAAGCTGATCGATCGGGATATCCATTAGATTAGCATCAATGCGTTCAGCGATGCGTTCTTCTGCCATCTCCATAGTAATATAGAGTACGTTATAACCTTCGGAAAGAGCTGCCGCTGCCTGGTGACACATGAATAGGGATTTACCTGTTCCAGTGCCCGCAAGTATTATATTAAGGGTTTTATTTGGTAAACCGCCCTTAGTAATCTTATTTAACATATCCAGATCAAATGGGATACGGGATTCTTGGGTGTGATAGAAATCGTATCGAGTTAGCCAATTCTCTAGGTAATCGTGACCCACATTAGAGTCGAATGATACGCCCAGTGCCTTACTGAGGATTTCTGGAAGAGCATTTTTAGTAAGAGTTTGGTGCTTACCGTCAATGATCGTAATTGACTCCATTACAGCATTGAATACCGCGCGATCCTGACACCATTTTTCAGTAGTGTCTAAAAGCCATTCTTGGTCTACTTCCTCTTTATCAAATAAAGCTGGTAGGATCTCTACCGCATGGCGATATTGTTCATCGCTCATGCTTGCATCGTCGACCTGGATTTTAAATGATTCTAAAGTAGGTAATTTATTATATTTCGCTACAAATTTACCTACCTCATGATATAGTGTTTTATATGTGCCCTCAAAATATTCGGGACTAATATAAGGGAGAACCTTACGTGTATATTTCTCGTTTACTAGCAAATTCCGGAGGATTGTCTGCTCAAGATTAATGTTCATAGTTACCCTTTTTCTTCAAATACTCTTTCCATTATCGATAATAGTATCTCTTTTGCCGCCGTTTGTAAACCCCCGTCTTCAGAATTTAGTCCCTCGATGGGTGACACAACGACATCAAAGTCAAAGGTCATAAGACCGTCATCCTTTAGAGCTAATTTCCCATACTTAATTACGGTCTCTACAAAATCCCCAGATATGATTCGGACCTGCCAAGTGTCATCTCCATCACCCTGATCCGGGATTAATCTATAGTCGGTATTCTCTATCATCCCTCTACCACAATCTTATCCATTTCAACGATTGCTGTATGACCAATCTGATATTGCTTTCGAATGAATTCTTTAAAATCAGTCTTTTCTAGGATTGGCGTCCAGAAGCTTTCATTGAGCGTTTCCTTTTCTCGACATTTTGTTCCAACAAGCTCCCCAGTTTCTTGGTCAACATATTGGTACCATCCATTAGACGGCTTTGCAACATAATTACCCGCAAGAGCAACTTCAAGGAGACCAGACCAACGCTGAACCCCACCTTCCCAACTAACTGAGATCGGTATCTTTGATTTCTCTTTGACGTATCGTGATTTTTCGACATTAATGACAAAATGATATCCTTTTATTTCAGTACCTTGTTTATCTTGCTGTCGTCCCAGGATCCAGATATTGGAGGCCGAGTAGTAAAT